GGTCATGCCGTCGCCGCTGTCGATCGCCGCCATGGCGATCGGCAGGAGGTGCCCGGAGGCATGGCGCCAGCTCTCGTTGAGCAGCTGCCGCAACTCTTCCCAGACCTGGGCTTCGAACGGGTTCCCAACCAGCACGCGATGCTCGACCAGCCAAGACTGTCGATCATGTCCCCAAGCCCAGAGGCTCGCCTCAAGACGATCGCGCTGCACATCGACACCGGCGGTGAGCAGCAGCCCGCCCATCGGCATGGTGCCAACAGGCCACTGTTCGCGACGGTCGTAGAGTCGCCGCCAATCTGGCGCTTCGCCGGCCTCCTGCCAGGTCTCGCCCAGCACGGTGTTGCGGAAGGTCTTGATGGCGCGGTCGTCGCCCTGTGCAGCGAGCCAGAGCCGGGCGATCTCGGACCAGGGCATCCAGCCCGGCGGCGAGCAGAGCGCCGAGATGTGGAAGCCGATCGCGTGTGGGTCCGTGGCGGTGGCGGTGGCCCGCCACTCCCCCGCGGCCAGCATCGCGGCCTTGTGCTGCTCGCCAATGGCGCCGTCGCAGTCCTCGCATAGATACCGCGCCGTCTCCGGTTCGCCCTCGTCCCAGACCAGCCGCTCGAACCGCATATGCTGGCGATGGCCGCAGTGAGGGCATGGTACGAAGTATCGCCGCTGGTCGGTCGCCAAATACTCGCGTTCGATCCGTGACAGCCCGGCAATGGTCGGCGTGCTGACGAGAAACACCTTGCGGCGCCAGCCGAAGGTCCGCGCGCGCGCTTCAGCCAGCGCGATCGGATCGCCCTCGCCTTCGACATCGCCGGGATAGGCGTCGATCTCGTCCAAGAAGAGGAACCGTGCCGACATCGAGCGCAGCCCGACCGCGCTGTTCGCGCCCGTCATCACCAGCTGGCCGCCCGGGAACTCCTTCGAGAGCTGGCGATTGCCGCTGTCGCGCGAGCGGGCCGGCGCGACTCGCTCCCGGATCGCCGGCGTCTCCTCGACCAGCGGGTCGATGCGCTGGTCGGAGAAGCGCTTGGCCAGTTCCGTGGTCGGCTGCACCGCGAGCATCGGACCAGGCGCGTGGTGGATGACGTAGCCGATCCAGTTGTTGCCGCACTCGGTGCCGCCGACCTGGGCACCCTTCATGAACACGACGCGCCGCGCCGGATGAGCCGGCGACAGCGCGTCCATGATCTCGCGCAGGTAGGGCGTGCGCGCGGTGCGCCACGGCCCTGGCTCGGCGGAGCCGCGGCTCCCAAGCACGCGGTGCCGGTCGGCCCATTCCGAGACGAGCAGCGCCGGCTCCGGCGCCATGCCGTCGCGCCAGGCCTGTAGGATCTCGGCGTCGCCGTCGAAGCGGCCGAGCTCGTCGAGGAGATGCTCGCCGACCATCAGCCGACGCTCACCCGGACATCGTGCCGTGCCGCGAGATGCGCGCGCAGCCGCGTGTCCATCATCGTCTGCAGCCGGTGCGCGTCGACGCCGAGCTCGGCGGCCATCTCGGCGGAGACGCGGGCGGGCCAGGCAAGGATGGCGTCGCGCTCCTCCTTGGCGAGGCGATGCACCAGCAGCAGGGCACGGGCCTTGTCGACCAGCTTGCCCTTGCGCTCGTCGAGCCGCAGCCGGCGCTCCTGCGCCTTGAGCACCTCGTTCGCCGCGCGCGCATCGTGAAAGGTGCTCTGCGCCGCGCGCGGCAGCGGATCGGCGGCAGGCGCTATCGCGGCGACAGGCGATGGTATCGCTGGCCGCGTCGGTACCTGTGGAGCTGGCGCCAGCGTCGCCGTCTTCCGGACGGGATCGCTGCTGTCGGCGAGCCGCGCGCGGACCTTCTCGATATCCCAGGCGCCATCGGCCTCGGGCGCGATGCGGCCGGCGCGCTGCGCCTTCTGCAGCGCCGTGTGGGAGACGCCGAGACGGCGCGCCACCTCGCGCTGCGAGGCCACGCGGCCCGGCTGCGCGGTGGCGATCATGATGTGATCGAGATCCCTCGAAGATAGCAATCGCCGTCGCGCTGATGGCGCTTGGCTCAGCCACCGCCGCAGCGCGAATGGTCCGTCACGAGCAGGGGATGCCCTGCATCACACGACGGAGACCAACATGACCGACCGCGAAGCCCGCAACCAGCAGAAGAGCCTCGAAGCCTTCCTGCAGCAAAAGGCCCGCTTCGACGCGATGGTCGCCGAACTGCAGCAGATGAGCGCGGACCACTTCGGCGCGGATCCCGAGGAGGTCCTCTGGGGCAAGGCCGCGACGCTCGAACACTGGAACAGCCGGCTGGCGAGCGTGACGGATTGCTACTTCAAGCGCGGCGAATTCGCCGAATAGCGCGCGGCACACCCCGCCGCGGCCCCGACCGGTACGCGCCGGCGGGGCTCCCGGCAGAAGGGGCCGATGGTCGGCACCCGACACCGGAGACCACCACGATGACGAAGCTTTCCGACACCCAGCGCGTGATCCTCAGCGCCGCCGCGCAGCACGAGATGGGCCTCGCCCGCGCGCCGAAGACCCTGCCGGCCGCGGCGCGCAACGCGGTGTTCCGCAGCCTGATCAAGAACAACCTGCTCACCGAGATCAACGCGCCGCGGGAGCATGTCGGGCTCGGCTGGCGGCAGGACGAGGACGGCACCTGGATCGTGGCGCGCATCACCGACGACGGGCTGCGCGCCATCGGCATCGACCCGAACGAGGGCGACGCGCGCGAGGAGGACGAGCGGAGCGCCGAGGCCATCGCCCGCCGCAATGACGAGCGCCGCGCCGCCGCGGAGGCCGCTGCGCCGGTGGCCGACACGGCGCCCACGGACGGGGAGAACGCGGACGCGGAGGATGCCCCCGCGGAGGACGCCGAACCCGCCCAGGTCGCGCCCACGCCCGCCCCGCGCGCCAGCCTGCGCGACGCCGCCACCGGGGTGCTGGCCGCCTGGGACGACGAGGCGAACCGCGAGATGGACATCATCGCTGCCCTCGATGGCCCGATGCAGGCCCTCCGCGCCGCGCTCGCCGGCAAGCCGCCCCGTGCCACCCGCGAGGCCGGCGCGCCGCGCAAGCCGCGCGAGGGGACGAAGCAGGAGACGGTGCTGGCGATGCTCCGCCGCGAGGAGGGTGCCACCATCGCGCAGATCTGCGAGGCGACCGGCTGGCAGGGTCACACGGTGCGCGGCTTCTTCGCGGGGCTGAAGAAGCGTCAGGGGATCGAGGTCCAGGTGCTGGAGCGGGTCCGCCAGGTCGGCCCGAACAAGGAGGGCGCGAAGGGCTCCTACAGCATCTATCGCATCGCCGGCTAACGTAGCCGACGTCGCAATCAGGTCCGCTGTTCCGCAGCGGACCTGATCCTCGGTGGTCAAAGTGATGTCGCGCAGCGCTTCATACGTCATCCACAACAATCATTGCCCGCGCCTTTGACGACAAGATGGCGCGCCGCGGCGACCCGCGCCGGGCCTTGCGCAGATAGTCGCGCACCCCGCCAGCCCCGACCGGCGCAAGCCGGCGGGGCCTGTGGCGGTGAGAGCCGGGCCCACCAGCCCAGCACACAAGAAGACTAGAATGCTTATTGCTGTCACGTCGCGAGGGCGTGGCCGCGCGCCAGAGCCACGTCATTGAACACGCGATCCTCTCCTGACAGCATGGCGGCGCGGCCCGTGAAGGTCTGCCAACGCCGCACGGCCACGTCGACATAGGCCGGATCGATCTCCATCGCGAGGCAGATCCTCTGCGTCGTCTCCGCCGCAACGATCGTGCTGCCGCTGCCGCAGAACGGCTCGTAGATCGCATCGCCCGACGCGCTGTTGTTCAGCATCGGTCGGCGCATGCATTCGACGGGCTTCTGCGTTCCGTGCACGGTGGCGGCGTCCTCGTCGCCTGCCGTGCTGATCGCCCACAGCGTCGCTTGGTCGCGCGCACCCTGCCAGTGACCCGTCGCGCCCTTGCGCACGGCGTAGATGCAGGGCTCGTGCTGCCAGTGATAGTCGCCGCGACCGAGCACGAACCGCGACTTCGCCCAGACGATCTGGCTGCGCACCACGAAGCCGGCAGCCTCGAGACTCTCGATCACCGTGCGCGCATGCACGCCGGCATGCCAGACGTAGGCTACGTCGCCTGGAAACAGCGTCCATGCCTCGCGCCAGTCGGCGCGGTCGTCGTTAGCCACCCTGCCGGTGCGCATCGTCGCCGAGACGCCGGCCTCGTTGCGCCACTCGGGATTGTAGTTCATCCCATAGGGAGGGTCTGTGACCATCAGATGCGGCGTTGTATTTGCGAGCAGCCGCGCGACATCGGCGGCGCTGGTGGCGTCGCCGCAGAGCAGTCGGTGCGGCCCGAGCAACCAGAGATCGCCCGGGCGCGTGATCGGCGCCGTGGGCGGCTCAGGGGCTGGTGCGTCGGGATCGCCGCCAGTTGGCGCCCCCCCATCCGTTGTCGTCTCAGCCAGCAGCCGATCGAGCGTCGCGTTGTCGAAGCCGATCAGCCCAAGATCGAAGTCGTCCGTGCGCAGCGCGCGCAGTTCAGCGGCGAGCAGGCTCTCGTCCCAGGTGGAATTCAGCGCCAGCTGGTTGTCCGCAAGACGGAAGGCGCGCGCCTGTGCTTCCGTCAGATGCCCAAGCCGGATGGCAGGTACTTCCTCCAGCCCAAGCGCCTTCGCGGCAAGCACGCGACCGTGGCCGGCCACCAGCACGCCGGCATCAAATCTGTAGAAGTAGCAATTTCATCTGACAGGTGGTATAGCGGCGGGGGTAGCGAGGCCGGGGCGCGGAGCCATGGACGAAGCGCAGCGCCCCG